CCCTGATCAACGACAATCATACCATTTGCGTCTGGCGCCGTGCCGTTGGTCAACTCGCGCACCGTGTCGTTAAGCTCGGCAGTCACAATCTCAAGCGTCCTAGTCGTAACGTCGCCCCTGAGCTTATAGCCTTTTTGCCACAGCTCAATGTCATCATCTGAATCAAGGTCGTCCTGAGGTGCGCCGTCATCCGTGAGGAGACCAACCTTCACATAACCTTCTGGGAGGACCAGCGGAGTAATGCCACCCTCTTCCGGCTCAACGTACGCACGAATCCCTGATAGTTGCGCGGCAATAAAGCCGCCAACCGGCACCGCCACACGTGAGAGATCATTACCGTTCGCATCTGCTGCCATAATTTCTCCTTTAGCTAATAGTTCCAACAATTATGTACTCAACGGACATATATTTTCGATGCAAGTCCTGCTCCTCGACTACCGAGTAGGGGCCATTGCAACCGTCTCGCACGACAGCGGCGATAGGAGAGCCGTCAGCCTCTGTAATTCCATCATCTGCCATGATTGCCATGACCAGCCGTGCTAAATCGCCGGTCGCTTGATCATTTTGGTGACTGCCCCACAGCACTGATATACCGAGTGACCGGTCATAGGTGACAACGCTCTCCTGTGGCCCTGAATCGTCGCGGACCACGACAAGCGGTCGCGTCATGGATGCTGCCGAAAGGTCATCAGGCTCTTTGTTCGACACTTCAACGTCATAATTAAGCGAGGTGAGACAATCGCGGATATACCGCGTCGCCCATAGCTCCATGTCAGGAGGGGTCATCATGTCTTCTTCACCGCCTTAAGAGCGCGCAAGAGGTTCCCAGTCTTGGACTCGACAAGCAGCGTCTTCCAATCATGCCCGACAACCAGCCAGGCGTCACGATAGTGACGTGGGGCCTTTTCAATTGCGAGGCCATCTCGATATGCGCCAGTTCGGACCGGTGCAGTTGACTTGGCAATGGCTAAAGCATTCTCCGCTTTGGCTTGGCACAAAGCTTCAATGCCTGCCGAACGCAGAATGGCGTTGAAATATGATTGATTAAAATAAACCTTTGGCTTTTTCGCCATTAGCCATTAACCTCCTCAACATCGACTACCAACGTAGGTTGCCAGCTCGTGAACGGGTTCATGTCGTGCGTTGGTATCCCGGTCACTGACCAAACGTGTGTTCCGTCTGTGATCCTGTCGCCCTTGGCTATATCAACTGCCGGATTAGGGACCACGATCTGCACCGTCGTAATGAGTTGCGAGCGAACTGCGTCCGTCTGCTCCGTTGATATTTGCGAGGAGACAAACCCGCCAAAAGAAAGCAGCTCGGGGTCAGACCAATCATCCACCACCCTGTCCGGGTTGTACGGATCAATCTTTTTCTTTGCGCGCCTCCGAGTAAGACTTGTAAGTGAGGTCATATCAAAATCCGAGCTGCCGAGAAAATCTAACGCCGTACTCACGGCCTCGCCCCCAACCTATAAGGTGCGAGCGCGTCTATTTCTGCTTGCATAAGGCTGACACCGAGAGGCGCGCCGCCCGAGGTTGCGAAGCTCACTGACGCACCGTTGACGCTCTGTGAAGAAATTGCGCCTGGGTTGGTCTTCGCACGCTTGGCAACCGCGAGAATGATAGCGGCAACGTCTGGTACCTCGTCAATGTTCCACCCATGAGTGAGAGACACCACAACAGAACCGGGGAGGTCTGGCCAGAAGCCGAGCTTTAGCACCACAGTCCCGGCTTGTGACCACACCGCATTTGAAGTGACATCATTGTCACCAATGACAATTGACGTGATCTCCGTGACGTGCTTAGACGGGAGGGCAAGTGTGCGACCACCGTAGGCATCAACCGTCAGCGTCTCGGTGACCGATGGCGCAATATGCCACCCACAACAATGACGCACGGCTGCCTGCGCAGCTTGCATCCACCATGCCTGGTTAATTACGGTGTTTGATGAAATTATGTCATCGTACTGTGCCACGCTTGCCCTCCTTTCCACTACTCAACGCCGCCAGATTAGGACTCGTCCGAAAGGTCAATGATGGCGAGCTTGGCAGGTTGGCGAATGAGCTGCAGCGCGCGAGTCTCGGCACGAAGATAGGTAAGGTTGCGTTGCGCGTAGTCTTTGTGCTGGTTAAATGCCAGAACGCTCAGAGGCTCAAGCTCAAGAAGCTGAATCTGACTAAAGTCGCCCATAATTGCCGTGCCAGCAGGGACAATCTGAGAAGTCACACGAGGGATACCCCAGATGGTCGCAGGGCCAGAGGCAAATGGGCCAGCACCGTAGAACTGCCCGTTATCGTCCTTGAGAAGGTCGAGCGCCTCATCATCCTCAGGATTGAGGACAACGGCCTGTGCAACAGTGTTGGAGGAGGTCGCGAGCAACGTCTTTGCCTTGCGAAGAGTGGTCACCATGTCGTTATTAAAATTCTGGAGCAGCGTGCCGTCGGTGTTAAGGATGCCCGCAGGCTCATCGTCGGTACCTGCGCCAGAGAGCACGACGCGCTCTTTTTCGAGGTTGACATTCTGTGTCAAAACGCTGTCGATGAGCGTAACGAGAGCGCCATCGTCCGAAAGCTCTTGGTTGGTAATCTCAACGCCATCAGCGTAAGTAAATGCCGTGACGTTCTTGGTCTGAGTGGTCAACGTCGAGAGAGGCTTAAGCCCGCCAGCCTTGTTGGTGCCGGTCGTAGTGCGAGCCTCGCCGACAACGCCCGCATTGTTGGTGATCGAAACGAGCTGACGATACTGCAGGCTCGCGCTCGTGGCGGTGCCTATCGTGATCAGATCGAGAAACGTAGTCGGACGGCGGTATGTAAGATCATCGATGCCAGGCAGGCGCACGGGGAGGACATTTCCCTGGTCAACAGTGTTAATTGTGTTGTCCTTCATGCGCAGCTCTCCGATAGACTTGGCGGCAATGTTGATCGGGGTACCCTTGGCGACGCCGTGAGGATTTGCCTCGCGGAAAGACTTATACGCAGAGCTCCCGATGAAACGTTGTCCGAGAGTGCCGGACGCCTCGCCATCTCCAGACGTATGGCGGCCCGCGCTGCCCGCAAGGCCAGAGAGCTGTCGCGCCGTAGCCTCGGCAGAGTTAACCTCAAACTTGAGCGTTGCAATTTCATCCGAGAGCTTATTTGCCTCGGCAATGTCTGCACTGGTAAGATCCTCGCCGCGAGCGGCAAGCTCCTTTGCGCGCGCAATCTTCTGCAAAAGCAGTTCCTTCTTGTTCATTCTTAAAACTCCTTTCCGGCCGCAGCGGCCAGAGCGATTTTAGCCGCCGCAATGCGCGCCGACCTAGACTTGCCGGACGCACTGCCCGACGCCGAACTATCCGCACCGTCCGAAGACGGGTCTTGCCCATCGGTCTCATCCTGCGAGTCGCTGTCGTTCCCCGCCATAATATCAAGATCATCTTTGATGCCAGCAAGAGCGTCACTTACGCTGGTGATCGCATCGACAAGCGCTTGAGTTGAGCCTTCGGCCTCATCAGAGCTACCAGTGTCACTATTTGCACCTGCACCGCCCTGATCAGTTGCCTGGTCGTCCGCCTTGACATTAATAAGCCGGGTCTTTGGATTAGATCCTCTCAATGTTAATGACACCTCCACGAGATTAAATTTACCGATATGCCTCACTCCATCGTCCGACACCGTTATTGAGCTTGACGGCTCGTAACCGCCGATGGAAAATTCCTTTACCCGCCCCGATTTAAGAAGCTTGAAGGCCTGTTCTGCCGTTGGATTGTCAAGGTCAAGAGTTGCATCAACCACCAGCCCCTCCTCGGTTTCCGTGGCCTTCGCCGATCCAATGTGCGACCAGATGTTGTCCCATTGGTGGTCCCACAGGACGGGCACCTCGTCGCTAATCGAGCCAGAAAATGCCCCCTTTTCGATTGACTCACCTTGAGAGTCAACCGTCCCGAAGGTCGAAACGACGGCCCGGAACTTGCCTTCCTCGCCCACATTGGTGTCTGCCTTAAAGGTCTTGCGAATCTGCTCCATGCTCACGCTCCTTCACATTTTGACTGCCAGAATCGGTCGGAGAAGCCTGCCCGCCCTCGGTGACGTTCATCGGCACAATGAGGTCATCGGTGCCATCCTTATGCGGAAGGTTGACGCGCCCGCGAGCTTCGGCGCGTGACATAAACGGACCGCCGACGGCAGTTTGCAAATACGTGGCCTGCTCAGCAAAGCTGCCGTTCATTGCGGACTCGCGGTCAAGCTCAGCATAAATGCCGGGAGTGGAGTCAATTGCACCGACGATTTCGCTGTTAAAAGATTCCTCGAACTGTGTAAGCAGCGGCCCGAGAGTAGGACCAAAAAGCATGGATCTGAAGGCATCAATATTTGAAAACGTTCCCTGCCGAGCGCCGACAAGCTCGGGCGGAATGTGAAATGCTGAGCAGACTTCCACGTCAGTGAGTTGACGGCCCTCAATGTCCTTCGCGTCAGCAGGTGATACGGTCGAACTGAGCGGCTCATAGTCCATTCCGTCCTCAAGGATTGGCGTGCCTGCCGCACGTCCCTCGCGGAATTCTCTCCACGACCGAACGAACCTTTCGCGGTCCGCTTCCGTCCATTTCCCGGACGTTGTGGCTGGTGGGCGCTTGAGCACTCCAGTTATTTTTGGCGACCGATCCCATTGTGCATCTCGCCATTCAACCGCATGTCTCTGTTCGCGCAAAATTGAGTCGAGCGTCACAAGTGGAGAAATGCCATCTCCATCCCACGCTGACCATCCAGTTCCGAGCGCAAGCGGCAGATCTGTGAGATCAACGACTCCGCCCGCAAGATTGACGCCAACGCGCGTAATGTTGTCTAATCCATCACTATCGATCACGAGCTCGCGGGGCGGAATGCGCTGCAAAGTTCCGTCTGGGAGCAGAGCAACACACCAGCGGTCGTAAAGCATCGAATCAATGGTTAGCCTTGACATGAGTTGGTAGTGCGTGAGACGCGGATGAGGATGCCGAAGCGTTATCTCCACGGGGGAGTCGGCCACACGCTGACGGTCATCGTCGCTAACCCGCAGAAATGCCTTCCACGGGACAGATGCAACATTTCTGGCCGCAAACTCAACAACCTTCCTGACGCTGGGCTGCGTCTTCCAAACCTGCTGCGGATCAACCGGCCCCGTAAATGCCAGCGCAGAGATCGGAATAGGCGGATCCTTGACTTCAACGCCCCACGTAGTGCGCGTATTTACACCTGGGATTGAGGAGTCCCCAATGGTAACAACGCCTGAATCTGTCTGCAGTGTGATCATGGCATCACCTGAACTGTCAGGATGCTTCTTTGCGGGACAATAACAACACCTGGCACCTTATCATCCCCGACCTTGACATGTCTGATCTTGATTTTCCCCGGCAGACAAAATGCCGTCTTGCCGCTTATTGCCGTCCCGTCAGTTAGCGACACCGTGACGCTGCGACTTGGGAAAACAAATAGTTTCATATATTATACCACCTTATTATACCACTTTTATGCCATGGTTAAACCGTGGCCATCATCATATGCAGATGATGGCACCTCTTCAGCGTGCGTTTCGAGTCCATAGAGCGCAACCGTTTCGGCGACAAGTCCGGAAATGTCAACAATCGATCGCCTACGATCCCATGCAACATTTTCGGCCACGGTCTTCACGACACCAGCTGGCACTGCGTCGTCTACAGCGGATTGCGGGACGTGCATGATTGCGTGCTCGCGCACGCGGTCCCGAAATCTTCCGGTTGCAATGCCAATGTGGCTCCCGTCAACGCATATTACGTCCATTCCTGCATC